CAAAAGAATTGCAACACTTGTTTTTGAGAATGCAAAACTTGATGCGGCTAAAGAAGGTAGAGAAGTACCAACACAGGCAGAGAAACCTGTAAATCTTTCTCAGGGTGGTGACGTAAGGCAACCTGCTATGGATGATCCAATTAACCCAGATCCTAGAGCCGAAGCATGGGCTTCTAAGAATACTTGGTTTGGAACAGACAGAGCAATGACTTACACTGCTTTTGAGATACATAAGGATCTTACTGAAAAAGAAGGGTTCGATCCTAATTCTGACGAGTATTATGCTGAAGTTGATAAAAGAATCAGAGTTGACTTTCCGCATAAATTTGGTAATACTGAACAAAAGCAATCGACCGCCCCCGTTCAGACGGTGGCTTCAGCTTCAAGAAGCGTAAAGCCTGGTCGCAAAACCGTGAGACTCACATCGTCTCAAGTAGCAATAGCTAAAAAATTAGGTGTGCCACTCGAAGAATACGCAAAACAATTAAAAAACACGAAGGAAGGAGCGTAACATGGAAAAAGATAACAAAACTTCTCGTGCGAGCCAAACACGGTCAAAGTCTGAAAGACCAAAAGTGTGGGTTCCTCCATCTTCTCTAGATGCACCCCCTGCACCTGATGGATTCAGGTATAGATGGATAAGAGCTGAAGTCGTAGGATTTCAAGATACGAAAAATATAACTGGACGATTAAGAGAAGGTTATGAATTAGTTCGTGCTGAAGAAATAGAAAACGCAAATGATTATCCAGTTCTCGAAGACGGGAAATACAAGGGAGTGATTGGGGTTGGTGGCCTTCTACTTGCGAAGGTACCTGAAGAGATCGCTAGGCAAAGATCGGAATACATGACTAACCGTCATCAAGAACGAGACGAAGCTGTAGCGAACGATTTATTAAAGGAGCAAGACCAGAGGATGCCTATCAATGTTGACAGGCAGTCTCGTGTAACCTTCGGTGGTACAAAGAAATAATTTTATTTCTCGGGATAACAACCAATTCCCTATCATCGATTTTAAATAACAACTGTTGAAATAGGAGAAAACAACTATGGCTAATAGAAACACACAAGGTTTCGGTCTAGTACCAGCAGGAACTCTTGCAGGCGTAAGCGTGCAGAACCAAGGTAAGTACTTTATCGATGCCGGACATAGCACAACTATTTACAATGGCGAAGCGTTGAAATCTGCTTCAGGTTATGTGATTGGCGGACAAGGTTCTGCTGCTCCAGTATTAGGTGTCTTAAATGGTATCTTTTACAATGCGGCTGACACTTTAAAGCCAACGTTTGCTAATTTTTACAAAGCAACAATCACACCTGCAAACAGTGAAGACATAACTGCCTTTGTATTAGACAACCCTCTCCAGCAGTACGTAGTTGGTTTAGACGCTGCTAGAACACAAGCACAGTTCTTAGAAACTTATGATATGAATGCATCAGCAGGTAGTGATACTACTGGTAAATCATCATCAACTTTGGACTCAAGTGAAACTGGCGCGGATAATAAACAATTTAGATTACTTAGATCTGCAGAAGATCCTGAAAATGAGGATATTACTGCAGCTAATTTTTCTGCTGTTGTTTGTATCAACTTAATCGAGCTACAATCATAATAGGAGTATATAGACTATGGCAATATCAAGATCACAACTAGTTAAAGAACTAGAGCCGGGCCTAAATGCACTATTTGGGCTGGAATATAAAAGGTATGAAAATCAGCATGCTGAGATTTATACTGCAGAGTCATCTGACAGAGCTTTCGAAGAGGAAGTAATGTTATCTGGCTTTGGAAACGCACAGGTGAAAGGTGAAGGATCTGGTGTATCATTTGATGAAGCACAAGAAACCTTCTCAGCTAGATATACTCACGAGACAGTAGCTTTAGCATTCGCGATTACTGAAGAAGCAATCGAGGATAACTTGTATGACAGACTTGCGTCTAGATATACAAAAGCTTTAGCGAGATCTATGAGTAATGCTAAACAAGTAAAAGCGGTTGACCCACTTATCAACGGATTTGGAACATTCAAATCTGGTGATGGCGTCGCTTTATTTAGCACATCTCACCCTACAGTAGCAGGTACTTTCAAAAATACTTTGTCTACTCAAGCAGACCTTAACGAAACTTCGTTAGAACAATCAATGATTGACATTGGTAAAATGACTGACGAAAGAGGTCTAAGAGTTGCAGCAAGAGGATTGAAAATGATCATTCCTTCTGAGCTTCAGTTTACAGCTGAGAGATTGATGAAATCTCAAGGTAGAACTGGAACAGCTGACAATGATATCAACGCTGTTGTATCAATGGGGATGATTCCTCAAGGTTATGTAGTGAACAACTACTTAACTGATACAGACGCGTTCTTTATCAAGACAGATGTACCTAACGGATTA